TAGCATATAGCTCGAACGCGTACTCCAATCGAGGGGTAATCTCGATCTCGGTAACGCTGTTGTCCGCTAGTGTGACTATTAACTTTGCCATGCTGTGCCCCTTTGTTTAGTTTCTTAGAATGTACCTGTTGTGGCAACTGCGATAGTACCAGAGACGTTGAAGGTGAGGCTCTGTGTTGAGAGATCGCCTACTGCGCCGTTGATGTCTGTCGTGTTGTTGATAAGGCAAGTCATTGTGTAAAGAGGGTTAGTCGCACCTACTGCGGTTCCCTTTTCCTGGAGTAGAACGATTGTGACGTTTGTTCCCCATGCTGCCTGAAGTGTTGCGAGTACGTTCGCTGCTGCTGTGTCGTTAAGGAAATCGATTGTGACCGATGATGCCTCTAGACCCTTGACGAACTTATGGCCTGAGTCACCCATTGCGGTTACTTCAAGCTCATCGAATGCGCGGTTAAGTGTTACTGCGGTAACGTGATCTGATAGATCGACTGAGTTAACCTTCACGCCGACCTTGTTGCTCATAAATACAGCCATGAGATTATTCCTCGTCTTTCTTAGTAGTTACTGGCTTTGGTGTTGATGGTGCTACCTGCCCGATTTTCTTCAGGAAGGCTTCTTGCTCTTTTTCCCACTCGGACATTTTAGCTCCAACTCGTTAGGACTGAGATATTGATATTGCATGTAAGTAGATCACCAGACGCGGCACTCAGTACGGCTGGAGCCGATACCTCTGTGACGTTGTAGGTGTAGGTCGATGCAGCGAGCAGGTTAAAAACCCGGACGATGTTATCTTCCATCCCGTTAAGGTTGCCTTCATTATCGAGCAAAGGAACCATGACGGAAATAACGAAATTGGCCATAGGCGAGATCGATGCATGCCAGCCGTTAGACGGCGAGATGTAAGGATCTGCTGGCGCTACGATCACGCTGTTGGCGATCGGTGTTGCAGGTGGAAATGAAAAGACTGAGTATTTTGTATTATCGGTAAGAGCTGCGGCTATACCTGCGCGGAGTGTTGAAATGGCGGCCATTAGCCCACCATCGATCTCGGATCGAGATAAGGTGCAAGTAATCCACGAACACGCGCTAGAAGGGTATTGCCCATGCGATAAGGAGAAGGCTGATAACCATCGATGGTGACTCCACCAGATGAAGGCGCTTGGCGAGATTGCCATACGTCGATCGAAATCATAAGAGCAGCTTCTTGAATTGCCGGGATCGTTGCATAATCTGTATATGTCTCGACAGCCGCGATGCCATAAGGCTCAACTGTGTGGCGTGGATTGTCGCTAGTGTGAGCCGTAGTTACGTTAAATGAACGAGTATCGACTTTTGTAATTGTCTTAGTCCCATTGTAGCGACTACCTGCACCTGAGATTGTTACAGATTGTCCAACGTAGAAATACTCGCGGATATCCTGATCAAAATAAAGTGTTCCTACTGTGCCTGTGTTGCCATGAGCAATGATGTACTGCTGATTCTTCCATAGAAAAGGCAAGAGAACGTTGTCTGCTGCATCGCAGACCTGTTGCAAGACTGCATCAGTATAGAGAGTGCCAACGCCTAGGGCGGTGCGAAGCTCTGCAACTGTTGTCAATGCCATGCTCTTATCCTTTCTAAAGACTGGCCGGGTAGAAGGGCACTACCCGGCCAGCGACTTAGTGTGTTTCTTAGGTGAAGTTGAACCAGTTTGCGCCAGCCGCTAATTTAGTGGCAAGTGCTCCCTGACCGAAGAGTAGAATATCTACAGTTCCGTCAGAGTTGATGTTGGTACGAAGTTGCTGACGAGCACCCTCGTACCATGTGTAAGCATCTGGGTTCACAACTAGCATTGAGTAATCGCCAGTTCCTGCTGGTGCGGCTGATGTGATGTAACGAGATACACGAAGATCAAGACCTGCGACATTTCCACGAACGCTAGTTGGTGAAAGTGCTCCACCTGCATTCTGTGGGTTTGCAGCGATATAAATTGGTCGGCCTGCGCTGTTTTCTGAGTAAGACATGATGTTAGACCATTGTTGTGGGGTGACTACAAGGTTACGAGCAAAGCCAAGTGATGCTGAATAAACAGCTCCGGCTGCGCTTGAAATGTACTTGAGTAATCCATCTGGTGTGTTTGCGTTTGCTGTTGCGTTAAGTGTTCCAGCGTTAGCAATTTCACCTGTTACATATGTTTCAGTATCTTTTGCGTAAGCAAATTCCATCTGAACAAGGAGTTCGTCAAGAAACGCAGGTGTTGAGTTCGTTAGAAGTTCGAGGGTAGTAATTGCGCGACCCTTGAATGACTTCTTTGTAACTGTGATAAATGATGCTTCAAGTTGTGACTCTGTAACAGGATCGTTTTCATCGATCTGATCTACTAGAGGAACCTCAGTAATCTTAGGCAACTCGAAGGTTTTTCCAAATTCTGGCATTGTTCCGCGAGTAACTGAATCAATTACTGGGCGATCAGCGTTAGAAAGGAAGTTAAGGAGCTGTGTGCTTTGTGGTGTTGGGATAAATCCTGCACCTGTTGTCTGATCGTTGTCAGCAGCGCGAAGCCATTGACGAGAATCATCGTCACCAAAGAGGTTAGCCTTTAGTGTGTTTTCAAGATAGTTACGCTTTGTAACTTCGATTCGAGGTGTTGAATACACCATCGCTTGTACAGTAGGACGAGCAGCTTCTACAGCCGCAGCCTCTACTGGTGTTGCTTCGACTGTTGTGTCTTCCACGACTGTCTCGCTTTCTGTAGGTAGGGTTTCTTCTACGGCTTCGGCTGGCGCTTCTTCCGCTGCGATCTCTAATACTTGAGCAGACTTAAAGGCTGGCTCAGTTACTAGAGAAACTTCTTTTAATTTAGCCGCTGTTACGACTGTGTGCCCGTCGCGTGATGGCTTTGATGAGATTATCTCTGCACCGATTGATAGGCCAGATACGAGGCCTTCGCTGGCCATGACGAGAGCGTCAGTACCGGCACTTGAGCGCGATAACTTGAAGGTCGCATAGATGCCGTCTTCTTTTGTTTCGCTAGCTGTCATGCGCCCGATTGGCTTCTTCATGTCATGCTGGCTAAATAGTTTAATCTTGCTAACGTCTTCGATCTCGATAGATCCAGACTCGAACGTATAAGCTCCGAGATTAGTCTGACCGATCTCGCCTGTACCTAGTGGCACGATCTTCCCCGATATCTCGCGGCGGTCTTCGCTGCACTCGATAGAGGATGCTTCTATGTATAGAGTTTCCATTAGTCATCACTTCCGTTAGGTGTTAAATCTTCCATCTCCATCGCTTGCTCTGTACTTATAAGCCCTAGAGATAGCATCTTCTCAAGTACGAGAAGTCTTTCCATAGGCTCTACACGCAGGAAGGAAGCATCGAGATCGAATTTTACATAGTGCCCAGCCGTAGATATATCGTCCATGCTTAGGCGTGTTTCGATTGCAGAAATGTACGGCTGGAACGCTAAGGCTACGAGTTGCTTACGCTCATCAAGAATGTTGGAGTATGTCATTGATGTATTTTGATCGGCTGAAAGGTAGTAGCTAGGCACTCCGCATAGACGGCTGATCTCGGTTGCAAGATTCTGAATAGCTTCGTTGTACATCATGTCTTTAGGGCTAAATCCGACTGCCTCGTATTGCAGGGTAGAAGTTAAATAAGCGGTCGATCTATTTTGACGCGCTGCTTTCCATGCGGCTAGTAATCCCTGTACTTCGGCAGGTGGAAGATCAGCGCCAGAGTTACGAATGTAACCTGTAGCCATTGGCGTTCCAGCCGCAATAGCGGCGGCCTTCTGTACATCGATTGCACTCTGAATTGTGCGAGATCCTGTATTTAGAATGCCTTCATTGAACGCCTGAAATGTAACAAGTGATCCTAGGCCTGACATCGGACGAGGTGAACCATCGACGTAATACTGAGTGACGAAAGTGTTATGTATATCTAAATCAAAGGTAACGCGAGTGTTAGAGACCCACTCAAAAGACGCGCCTCGGCCGTCTTCCGAATAAACTTCGGTAATCTCTAGG